TGTCAGGCTATCTGAGAGAGCACACTGCAGCTCATTGGAAGAAATCAGATCTTCCTCACTCAAACGATCCTCTCCCAATTCACTAAAGGTCACGCCTGTCAGGTTACTGAAATCGGCCAGAGCTCTCATATCATCTCGATCAAACGTGCCATTAGGCAATTTAAGTTCAACTGAGAATCCGACATTCGTCATCGTGTCGATAATCACATCAATTCGCTCTTCAGAAATGCGCGGAATCTCAATCTTTCGACACGTGAATTTCTTCCGAGGTTTCTTGTTCCTGGGCATTGTCAGAACCTCACGCGGTCATTGATGATCATGTCAGCAAACTCGACGTAGTAATCACAGTCAGGACGAGCGAATCTCACATGAAAACGAAGCGTGTACTTTTTTCTTGACTCATCGGTGATACCTAGCGTTTTGAAAAACAGCCCGTAGATTTGCTGTAGTTTTTTCTCTGAGTACGGTCCCGTGGTGTCTGCGTGGATGACGATTGTCTTCGCCCAGTCGGGAATTTGAATGTTTTCGGTTGTGTGCTTCAGGCTGATTCTTGTTGATTTCATTTTGTTTCTTCCTTGATTCTTGATAACTGCCGGTCGGCTTTTTCGTTCATTAGACGAGTGATTTTTTCGTCATATTCCGGGGCCTCAAGCAACAGATATTCCGAGACACTAGGAGAACGTCGGCTATTTCTTCGTGAGTTTTTTCCATAGCCTCAGCTCGTTTTTGAGCGATTGATTCGCCGCCTTCACCGTTTTCTTGCTGAATCATGAGACCGACGTTCTTCAACGTAGCAGCGGCCAGCTCTGCGCCTTCTTCAGCCAGTTTGATAGCCTGAAGATCCATGCCGTAATGGTTCGCAATAGCTTGTAGCTTTTCTTGTAAATTCATTTGATGAGTCCTTGTTTTCTAAGCCGTTCTCTGACTTCCTGTTTGATCTTTTCTGATCGTTCGCGCCTTGCCTGTCGTTCTTCCGGTGTTAATGTCAATTCCTTGTAAGCATTAGCGGCTGCTTCTCTTGTGATGGGGATTGGTTTCCCGTCGTCTGAGTAGCCTGTAGAGTGAATAAATGGACGCCAGGGATAGTCGTAGCATTCATCCATGTAGACATCAGAGGCTTCGCAAAAATAGGAGTTGAATGTCTGAGCCCAACATGCCATAGGAGGGCTCCAGTAGTTTCTGAACTCAACCCTGATTCGATACTTCCCGACCACCTGTTGGAAGACGGCTTCTGTAAATTCCATTGGTTCTGTCATTGTTTTATCCATAAAAAAAGAGCACCCGGGAAACGGATGC